ATGGAGTGGTTGATAAAGTCTTATAGCAATGAAGGTTGGGAAGACACAGTAAGAGATTGGGTTTATGACGAACCAGATAGTTATGGTGTTGAAAAACAATTAAGTAGAGACCAGAAAGATGAAATTTGGGTCCTTGAAATGGAAAAATACATCTATGAAAATACCGGTGTAAGATTTCCAATTCAACATGCAACAAAAGAAGACGGTGGAGTTTTTGATTTTGAAGATGAAGAAGGTAACAGATTTCAATATTATGAAGAAGGCGGTAATTGGGTTTTAGATAAAGACGGTGTTACAGTAGACCCAAATAAAATATATGATGACGAAGACACACAAGACCAACAAGATGATAGAGAAAGTAGAATATCAGATATTGAATGGGAAATAGAAAATATTAAAGATGATCCAGATGGTGACCCAAGTGATGAAGATATTGAAGAAGCTGTTGAAGATTATTTGGATGGTATAAGAAGAAGACCGTATGATTGGGTAGAAGAAATGGGTCTTGACATTTATGATTACGTGGATAAAGAAAGTTTACTTGAAGATTTAGTTAATGGTGTAGATTGGGGTGAGGCTTTAAGTTCGTACGATGGTGAATATGATTTAATTGATGTTGGTGGTGAAGAATTTGTTGTAATGAGGATAGACTAATGTTTACTGAGAATATTATATGATTATTATTATGTCAAATGGCAAAGAAAAAGAAGATAGAATTTTTGATGAACACCGACTGGATGTTTGAAAAACCAATTGACAGAGAACACAAAGAGTACAAATTACTTTCATATTTTCAAAAAATGGGTGAGAAGTTGGATAAAATGGAACTTTATCCAGGTTTTATTGAATTATCATTACACATAGCAAATGCTCAAACTTTATTAAAAGATAAGAAACTTGTTTATACTGATAAGAAATTTAATTCAGTTGATGACGAACTACTTGTTAAGGATTTAAAAATCAAAAATCTTCCAGAAATGACTTATGATGAATACAGTGAGTTCATCCAAATTTTAAGTCATTCAACACCAAGATTAATTGAATATTTTGGTATTGCAAAAGCTGTTTGGGAACTTGTTTTTGATAAAATTTATTTAAGAATAAGAGTTAATCGAAAAAATGAATTAAGTAATAAAGGTTTTTTCTATTTTGACGATAAAAAAGAAAATAAATTTTATGTATGGAATTATGAAATTAAACCAGCCGCTAGAAAATCACCAGAAAGTAAAGTAACTTGTAATTTAATTTATTCTGATTTGAAAAATGATTTGACAATCAGACAAATAATTAATACTAATTGTATAGAAGATAAAAAAGAAACAAGTAAATTACCAATTTTTGAAATGACAAGTGGTGGTGATTTTCCAATTGAAAACACATTGTTACCGTTATTCAAAAGAAAACTTATTTCTTATATTAATCAGAAAAAATTAATTAAAGATTATTTTGAAAAGAAAGAAGAATTAAAAGTGTAATTATGGCAAAAGTAGATTTAGAACTATTAAAAGAATTAACAAAAAAATATCCAAATGATTATGAGTTTGGTCGAGAAATGAGAAAATTTATTAATCGAGTTAATATTACAAAAAAAAGAACTATAGATGGAAAACAATCAAAAAGAGATGGTCAACCATCCTGATCATTACCAATTTGGTAATGATAATCAATATGAAGCAATAAAAGTAATTGATGCTTGGGAGTTGGGGTTTAGTTTAGGAAACACAGTTAAATATATCTCAAGAGCTGGTAAAAAACATAAAGAGAAAGAACTTGAAGATTTAAAAAAAGCTCTTTGGTATTTACAACATCACATAACTCAATTAGAAAACCAACAATAAGTTGGTTTTTTTTGTATTTGTAAATATTTATAAAACAGTATGAGTTACACAAATCTAATCCTTGAAAAAAAATGGAACGATTTATCTGAAGATGATAAAAAGTTTATTGTTGAATTTTTAATTACTGCAAATCCAGATAAAAAAATATCATTAAATGAATCAAGATGGTGGAATACCGTTGGAGATATTGTTGGTATTTTTGACCCAACAGGTGTTGTTGATTTAATTAATGGTTTAGACTATATAAGACAAGGTGATTACTTTTTTGGGTTTTTATCAATTGTTGCTGCAGTACCATACGTTGGTGATGTTTTTGCTAAACCAGTTATTGGTGCTATGAAAATCGGTAAAGGATCAACAGCAGCATTAAAAGGTGCTATGGAAGCCGCAAAACTTGGGAAAGATGCAGAAGCATTAAGGACAATATCAACTTTGGGTAAAACCGAAGGTGTTGTTGGTAAATTTATTAGAGGCGCCGGTACTTGGGGAAATAAACTAATATCAATAATTGAAAAATTACCTGGGGGTAGAATAACAAAAGGATTAAAAGATACAATTATCGAGTGGATACAATTATTCCAGCAAGGCTCTAAAGCTGGTAGAAATGTTGCTAGAGGATCAAGAAGATTAGTTTCAGCATGGAAAGGACTATCTCAAACAGAAAAAGTTGCAAATATTGAAAAATTAATTTCAACAACTAAAGGAACTGGTTTATTTAAAGGATATAAAGCGGTTAACCCAAGTTTATGGAGTAAATACGTAAGAGGTGGTGTACCAAGACTTTGGGGTAATAGAAGTACAAGAGCGCTTATGAGAAAAACAAAATGGTATGCCGGACTTCTTGATTGGATGGGGGTTGTAAATTTTGTTGGTCCAGATGAACTAACAGCACAATATGGTGAAGAAGATACAGCTAAATTGGTTGACCAATATAATCAAACACCAGAAGCTAATGAATACTGGATGGATGAATTTGGTGATGCTCAAGGTAAAACACCGGAAACTATGGAACCAATGGATACTAATATTGAAATGAAAAAGGGAGACCCCTCATCTGAACCATTTATGAACGCTTTTAAGGTATTTTTTACTTAACCTTATTCAACAAAGATATTATCACCAACATTTATTTTATATTTTTTACAAACCCCACCAGGTAACTCAAGTACTAAATCACCATACCCAGTAAAATTTTCACAATTATCTGTTCTACAAGGTTCACAATCGTGATGAATTTCTGTTATTTTATCGCCATTTATAAAAATAATATCAAGTGGAATTATACAATCTTTCATCCAGAATGAATGATTTTGCTTTTTTGTAACGAATAACATTCCGTCGAAATTATCGAATTTTTTGTTTTTCATACCATTTTGAATATCCTTTTGTGTAAAAACACACTTTACATCAAAAATATTATCGTTAATAATTACTTGCATATATCTTTAAATATTTATAAAATATGAAATTGTATTCAGGTGTTTTAGTTAAGTGTAAAAATAAAGTTTTACTTTGTAAAAGGTCCCCAAAAGAATCCAGACCTAATACTTGGTCAATTCCTTGTGGACATATTGAAAAAGAAGAATCACCAATCGATGCTGCAATTAGAGAATTTAAAGAAGAAACTTATATAAATTTAGTAAAACCAGATAAATTATTAGATTTTATTGAAACAAGTAATGGTGGATTACTTTATGTATTTTATAAAGAAATAAATAAAGAGATAAAACCAAATTTAGAAAAAGCTAAAAGTGGACACGAACATAGTGAATGTGGATACTTTGATTTAGACACTTTACCAATAAAAAATAAAAAAGACGATTTATATAAAATTATTTCAAAAATATTGTAACTTTCAAAAACATTATTATATTTATTAATACACAAAAAACAACATCCCTTCGAACTTTGTTGGTTTAACAAATTAAAATCCCATAAAAATTATTAAAAATTTTTTGTGGGATTTTTGTTTTATATTAAAATTATATCTATATTTGTTGTATGAAAAAAATGACAAATACAATAAAGATAGTTAGTGAATCACTTGGTGTTTTATTGAATGAAACTTTTTATGATGAAACTCAATTTAAGATTTTCCTTAAAATGCTTAATGGTTGTTTGGTATTAGAAAATGATTTGTGTTTTTATAATGGTGATACATTTTTGGTGAATATCCCATTTAAAATTTTAAAAAATTGTGTAATT